CAACGTGATCGACATCAAGCGCCTGGCAGGTCTTTAATTAAAGGAGACTTAAATGTCACAAGCACTATTAGAAGGCCGTTGGGACGAAACCAAAGAAGCCCTTATGGAAGGTCTGAAAGGCAGCCGTCGTAACACTATGAGCGTGATCTTAGAAAACACTCGTAGATATTTGAAAGAAAATGCATCAGCAGGTTCAACTGTGTCAGGTAACATTGCCACACTGAATCGTGTGATTCTGCCGGTAATTCGACGTGTCATGCCAACTGTTATTGCTAACGAGTTGGTGGGTGTTCAGCCCATGACAGGTCCTGTTGGTCAGATCCACACTCTGCGTGTTCGTTATGCATCAACAATGACAGACCAATCAGCAGCAGCAACGTCAACAGTGGCTGGTGAAGAGGCCTTGAGCCCATTCAAGATTGCCACTGCTTACTCAGCTGGTGCACGTGGTGCGTCAAACGCAGCAACAACACAGACAGCTGCACAGGGTTATGCCGGTGCACAGACAGCAACACTTGAAGGCAACGGTGGTCGTCAGATCAGCGTACAGATCTTGAAGCAAGCTGTTGAAGCCAAGACACGTAAGCTACAAGCTCGTTGGACTTTTGAAGCTGCTCAAGACGCACAAGCCATGCATGGTATCGACGTAGAAGCCGAAATCATGGCAGCTTTGGCTCAAGAAATCACAGCTGAAATTGACCAAGAGATCTTGTTGAGCCTACGCAGCCTGGCCACAACTGAGTTCACATACAACCAAGCCACTGTTTCAGGTACTGCCACATTCGTTGGTGACGAACATGCTGCTCTAGCTGTTCTGATCAATCGTGTTGCTAACCTGATTGCACAGCGCACACGTCGCGGTGCTGGTAACTGGGCTGTTGTGTCACCAGCGTCGTTGACTGTTCTTCAGTCAGCTACAACAAGTGCATTTGCACGTACCACAGAAGGCACATTCGAAGCACCTACAAACACCAAGTTTGTTGGTACCTTGAACGGTGCAATGCGTGTGTTTGTTGACAGCTACGCCAGTGATTCGACACCTGTTCTAGTTGGTTATAAGGGTTCGAGCGAAGCTGATGCAGCAGCGTTCTATTGCCCATATATTCCTTTGATGAGCAGCGGTGTTGTTCTTGATCCGTCAACATTTGAACCAGTCGTGAGCTTTATGACTCGCTATGGGTATATCGAGCTCACGAATACTGCATCATCTTTCGGTAACGCCGGAGATTATGTGGGAGAGATAGCCGTATCCAATTTAAGTTTTTCTTAATAAGAAATTCTTATCTAAGAGTATCAAAAAACCTGCTTCGGCAGGTTTTTTGTTGACCTTTCTTTACAAAAATGTTATAGTTATTGGGGATATCGCAGTAACAAACTAAATAACAATATGAAACCATACACCTATCTAATCAAACATCGGCCTACTGGACAAGTATATTACGGAGTACGTTCTGCTAATAAAGTAGATCCACACGAAGATCTGTGGAACAAGTACTATACAAGCAGTCCTCGAGTGCAACGACTTATAGAAGAAACTGGCAAAGAGAGCTTTGATATAGAAGTACGAAAAGTTTTTGAAACTAAAGAACAAGCAGTGGCCTGGGAAACTAAAGTTCTACGTCGTTGCAAAGTTTTACATGACGACCGTTGGCTTAATCAAAACATAGCAGGATACGTTATTCCTACAGAAGAGTCAAATAAAAAGATCAGCGACTTTCACAAAGACAAACCAAAAACAGAAGAACATAAGCGTAATTTAAGTTTATCTCAAAAAGGTAAACCTAAGAAATATATTCAGACAATAGAGCATAAAAGAAAAAATTCTTTAGCAAATAGCGGAAAAAATAATCCAATGTATGGTCCGTGTACCTCAGAACGTGCTGCCAATATCAGTGCTGCTAAAAAAGGAAAGCCTGCTGCCAACAAAGGTGTTCCGATGAGCGAAGAACAAAAAGAAAAAATACGTGCAACCAAAGCAGCCAATCCTACTAAAAGAAGTGCAGAAGCAATTGCTAAAACAGTCGCTAAACAAACAGGACAAAAACGAGAAAAGCTGTTCTGTCCGCATTGTAAAAGAGATATTGCAGTAGGATGGTATAACAGGCATGGCGACAACTGCCAATCGGCTAAATAAAACAACGAACCAAGGATTACCCCAATGACGATCAAACCTGTGCTAGTACCCGACCACGACGCAGCCAGCCTGCGTAAGTTAATGGACTCATTTGCTACTGCCTCAACTGGCCCAACTCGTCAAGAGCTGACAGAAAGCCGTGCTGCTGTGGCTGCTGCTCAAGGTGTCACAGAAGGTGTATTTGACATCTTTAAGAAATTACCTCCGTCTGGATCAATTGTTAAAATTGATGGTCGCCCAGTCGAAATATCATATGGCAGTCATGGTGGAGAAGATAACAGTCACGTTAATTTTTCTTGGAATGACACCAATGGTAAAGAACACTATGTAGAGGCTCGTGTCGAAGAAATTAAAAACCTACGTGCTCTTGCCGAGAGAATTAAAGGTGAAATGGATTGGGTTGAGCAACAAAATGCCAAGCAAGGTGTAGCGGAAGCTAAACCAGATGTCATGCGTCATACTGGTGATAAGACTATAAAGATTGTTAAACGCCGCGGAGTACCTGTTGGTGAAATTGGTACGGATGCAGAAGCCAGTGAAGGCAACGGTTCTTACTATGTGAAACTGTACGACGGCTCATACGATGCTGTGGGATTTGACTCAGCTGAAGAAGCACTTGCAGAATTGCGGGCAGCCATTTCTGAAGGCATCACAGAAACAGCAGACGTAGAGGAAAGCTCGACAAAAAATGTAACTGGGGTCATGAAAAAATATCTTCCTAAATCCATGTGGGCTCCAATTTTGAGTCATACAGGCAAGAGTAAACATGACAATGCAGATGGTAGCAAAACATCGCATGTTTGGAGATTGCGTAATTTAGTTCGATCTTTCCGAGGTCGAGAATTTGATGCATGGAAACAAGCAGTAGAACAAGAATTGGGTGATGGGTACGAGGTAACTTCTGAGTGGCCAACGCCATCAGTTAGATACATTCAGATGAACGAAGCGCACATACAAACAGGTGTAACAGAAACAGCCGACGTCAAGTACGGTGTATTTGCCAAGGGTGGCAGCGTGGGCAGTCAACGATTCCGCGACGATCCCTTAAAAACTTTTGACACCAAGGAAGAAGCTACGGCAGATGCTCGGCGTCGCAGATCTGGCCTGTCCAAGGGCGAGCGTGGCTATTATGGTATGGGCTATGTTGTAAAGCCCATCCGAGGTGATGTTGATGAAGGCGTAATTGATAATATTAAAAATACAGTTCGTGCCGCAAACTATGATCGTTTGGCACGGCGTTCAAATAGTCAAGCTGTGGCTGGCGGTGGCCTTGCTCCACCTACACAATTTCGGGCACTTTCAGCCAAGGGCGATCAACGAGCACAAAAAGCTCAAGACATTCGTAAAGGAGATGTAGCAGAAAGCGTCGATCCTATCGAACAACTCAGAGCAGATATACTGCGTTTTTCACGCTAAGAAAAAAAGCCCCGCCAGGGGCTTTTTGTTGAGTAAATACAGCATGCCTCAACTAGAACCTTACTGGATGAAAGATTATGCATTAGACCGCAGTACTAGATCCACATTCGAATACACAGGCAAAAAGTCTCTGTCAGATCAACTGGTTTTTCTACATGAAAGCTGGCTTAGCCTGGACCAAGATTATAAATTTTTATCTGATCAAATTTCTCAAGCAGTAAAACAAAGTCAGCGATTTCCTGTACTGTGTCTTTCGTCTAATTATCATTTGTGTAACAAAATTAAACAAGTGCTTGATCTGACACTGGGTGATGAAAATTATTTTATTTTGGTAGCAGATCCGCAGCACGATTCTGGTCAAAATACTGCTGCGTGGCCACAGTTTCTCATCACATTAAATGAGTTTGAAAATCTTCAAGAAAATCAACCAAAAAAACATCGTATCAGTTATCTCAGTGGTGGTCTACGACTTCATAGATTACAATTATGGGACGCCATAAAACCTCATGTCATGGATCAGGATGTTGTGGTTATCAATCGGTTTGGTTTGGAAAATTTTCGAAATACATTTGACCATAGAAAAATTTCTGTAGAACATGCACAAGCACAGTTGAATAGTTGGTATAAACATTTACCCTGGAGTAACCACCCGGATCTAATAGATAATCTGGATCAAACAGTATACAATGCTGCAGACCCTTGGCATAATTACCACCCTGCCTATGCTGCAATGATCAACATCACAGGGGAAACCTTGACTGATCATGACATGATGATTACAGAAAAAACATGGAAAGCCTATCGTAGTGGATGTTTAGTTGTGAATTTTGGTCCAACCAATTCTCCTTTGTATTTGAAACAAATGGGCTTGGAAATTTGGCAAGAATATGATCCTTGTGTGCATTACTTGGATAAAATTGCATTGATAAAACAACTGTTTCAACGATCCGACATTGATGACCTATTTTTTCAACACAAGCAAATGATACAACATAATCAAAACTTGGTCAACAGCATGAGTTTTATTATACAGCAAACTCAACCTGCTGTGGAAAAATTACAAGCTTTGTTGTAACTGACATCTAGAGTTAAATACACGATGCCTACATTTGTCACACCCTACTCTGGTTCCGCAGAACTCACAGCCTCAAACGGTTTAACTGTGATCTCACCTGGTGCCTGGCGCTATAGCCAGGCTGGCTACAACGATTCTGCCACCTTTGGTCTCAGTCTGGGTCATCCTGCTCCCACCTCAGGTGGCACCTTGCATCTATCAGCAGAGAACTGGACCATTAGTGAGATCGGTAATGAGCTGACCACATACACAGATCCTGCCACTGGTCAGACCTACGGACCAGAACTATGTAGAATTGTGATCACAGGTGCTTGGACAGTGATTCGCCAGCAGAACTCAAACAGCTACAACAGTTTTAATATTACCTACATAGGCACTACCGCAACAGATCTTGGTGATCGATCGATGAATCCCAGTCTGTTGAGTTATACTAGTCCTACAGCAACTTACATCATACAAGGATCAGGGGTAGCAGGTGGAGCACAAGACACCTTCACCAATCATGTATTTGAGTGTCAGATCACAGAGTCTGCTGCTAGCACCAACAGCAATAGAGAATTTCAAAGCAACACTGTCACTCGACCAACGTGGGCCTACAGCTACAGTCAAAGCTGGCAGACCGCTGCTTAGATCAGTTCAACACTACAAAATAGCTGTACGTTACCAACATAAATACTGATAGACTAAAAGTGAAATCACATGCCAATAATCGTAGAGCCAGGAATTGAAATAGGACCCGGGATCACCCTTGGTGCTGGATTTACCACTTCAGTAACTTTGATATATGATCTAGACGCTGCCAACTATTCTGCTGTGCCCACCAACGGTTCTGTCA